CCATTTTCATTTACTATTTGATACCTAATCGCAGTTATTAAATACCCTGCATCTATTAAAGGTTTTGTATTTTCTTTTTTTCCTTTTGAAGTTTTCATTTTTAATGTTTTTATGGAATTAGGAGTTGCCCAATTTTTAGCATCTTGAATACTGAGAATTATCATCCCTCTTATAGTTTCCCCTATTATCATTAAAGCTTCTTTTCCACTTAACTCCCCTTTAAAAACTTTATTAGGTGTTTCTTTTATTAACCTTGAAATAGAGTTCCTATTGCTATCTAAGGCATTTCTCATAAATGGACGAGCTGGAATATCAATAGTTCCAAATTCATTGTATATAGCATATTCAAGGATAGTTGTTTTCCCATCTTCTCCTGTCAAACTCTTATCAATAGCCAATATTCCAATTTCTACTTGATGTTTTGTTAAATATTCAATTTCTTTCAATGCTTTTGTTATCATATTCCAACAATCCCAAATAAATCTCTTATACCTCTAATAAAATTATCTGATTGCTCAATTTTATTTAAAAAAGTATAATTTATTCCCCTTATGCCATAAGATTTTAATCCTTCCTCATTTGTTATAGTCTCTTTAATTGTTGAACAAATAAAAAGAAGAATATCTGAAGGGATTTCATCATACCCAGCAATATATTGAATTTCAACATAAGAATTTTTAGAAATTATTTCATCAAAAATTATCTTTCTGTTAATATAACTAAATGGAAGTATTTTACAGCCCATATTAACGTTCAAAACCTGTTCAATTTCTTTTTCTGGGAGAAATATGTAATTTGTATTGAGTCCACTAACTAAACTCGTTATTTTGCTTTTTAATAGCTTATAACCTATAACTCTTTCAATTTTAAGAATCACACTATTTATATAAAATTTTAAAAGCTCTTCATCTTCTATTCCTGTAAGGCTTTTAGCTATATTTAAGTCATATCCTAATTCTTTATCCATCGCTTACTCCTATTTTTAGCTCCTGATATAGAAATACCAGGAGCTTTTTTATTAGGCTTTTTTCACTACTTTTACAAAATATTCAGGAAGTTGTACTCCAACACCTACACCTTTTTCCATATAATATTTAGTTAGCCCTTTTGATGTTATTTGATCTTCTAGTTTCATAGTCATCTTTGGATTTTCTATTCCTAAAAGTCCTTCTTTAACATTTCCAAAAACCATAACTGGATCTGTTACTGCAACTGCTTCTTTTAATGTTTTTAATCCAGAACCTTCTGACTCCACTAATTCAACAGGTCTTGACATTAATGTTCTTGTATTTCCTGTGTTTAAATCTGTTATGTAAAAATCTTTGTTAGTATTTTTTAATTTACTAATTTGTTGCCATGTTTCTCTTCTTATATACCAGTTTGATTCTTTAGCAACATCAGTAGGAATTGAATAATAGATATCTATTATACTTTCTATAAATTTTGCATCATCAGATGTATCAATTTCTTGTTGATTTGTTACAGCAGTATCTTTTAAAATTCCTAATGGCATATTTGTACCACTTCCATTGAAAACAGAATCTGCTAATTTCAAGCCAAGAGCATATTCCACTCTTTTTAATAAGAATGTTGCATAACCAACATAATTTGTTGCTAAAAGCTTATTTGTAACAACAGGTAAAGCATATAATTGAAATATATTTACAGTTATATTTTCAACTTTTGTTACAGCAGTGTCTTTTCTTTCTTCAACTTCTCCTACCCATCCAACTTCAGGTAGACCTGCCATTTCTCTTGGAATTGTTATTCCAGCATCATCAGTAGTAATAAATGTTATATCTTTTAGAACTGGATTAGAATCTTGTATTCTTTCTAAAATCTTTTTTACTATTGTTGTTGTTACTATTGCTTTTCCTGTTGTAGAACCTGTTTTACCATCTCCAACTACCATGTCTTTAAATTCTAATTTGCTGTCTTCATTAAAGACAATTTCACTTTTTTGACCATTATCTTTAACATTTAGTAGCATTGCTTTAAATTGAGTTGCATCATCTACTTCTTCTTCAGTCGCTTTAAAATCTGCTTTCAATCCTTTTAATACATCATTCAATTCATTGATTTGCTTAGAAAAATTTTCCTTTAAATCTTTTTCTAAACTATCTTTTAATCCATTAAATTCTTCTGTAAGTTTTGAGAATTTATCAGGCAATTTTGCTATTTCCTCATCTGTTCCTGCCTTTAATAAATCTGCTTTAAATGTTTCTAAAAGTCCTGTAAATATTGCAATTAATTCCTCTTTTCCCATTCTATTTCCTCCTATATTTTCTTCTCCAAAAACTCTTGTTACTCTGCTTCCTGGAACTGCTGCTTTAGGTGTTAAACTTCCTTCATAAGCATCAAATTCTAAAATATCAATATAATATTTCCCATCTTCAACATAATCTTTATACTTTGTCATAACTCCACCAACAGACATCTCAAATTCTGCACCTAAGTCCTTCATTAACGAATAAACTTTCATTGCTTCAGGATTTATATATGCTCCACTTTCATCTTTCTGCAAGTGAAATGTTCCTTCTACTTCAAACCCTTCCTTAGTTTCTTTTCCGATTAAAGTTCCAATTGGAATTAGAGAACCCTCATGGTTATATTGTAAAAATAATTTTTTACCATCATTTTTTTTCATACTTCCAGTTTTAAATCTGTAAATACCTTTTGCTATATTGTCTCCTTGCATATTAACTAAAAGTCCTTTGAATTTTCCTTTAGAATTTTCATCTTCTTTAAATTCTGCAAGATTACACTTAAAATTTAAAACTTCATCAGAAAATTTCATTTTATATTTCTTTATTTTTGACATATTATCTCCTTTTATCTAAAAACTACTTTACATCGGCAATTTATAACTTCTGATGCTGGTAAACCATCTTGATGAGGATGTTCAGCTTCTACCCCATCTTGTAAAGACCATTTATAATCTATTGGAACCCACTCACCATCTAATGCTCTATGATTTTCACGATGTGTTTTTTGCCCACCAATATGTACCCATCTTTTTTCTTTCATAATTTTTTTTGACATCTCGTAACTTGTGCTATTAACACTCTTACTAGTTTCAGTTCTAGCTATTGTAGTAGCTCTTTGCTCTGTCATTCCATTAATACTTTTAACTAACTCATCAACTAAATCTTTTTGTCCTAATCCAGCTTCTTGTCCATCTGTAAGTACTTTATTTAAGATTTGTTTTGTAGTATTAGTCATCTTTTGAGCTTGTTTTCCTGCATTTTGTTGATTCCAACTTTTCAAAAAATAATCTCTTATACCTTTTATAGTTTTAGGTTTTATTGTTTTCTTGTAGATATTTTGAAAGCCTTTAAAAGTCTTTTCGAATGTATATACATAAACAACTTCAAGCCCTTTTCTAAACCTTTTCAAAAGCCATTCATAATCAATATTTATAATCATTTTTAAATCGTAAGCTTTTGAATTATCTTCAATAATCTTCTCTCTTAGCTCAATAAATATTTTTTTGATTATTTTTTTATTTCTAGCTGTTAACCTTTTTTCTAATATTTCAAACTCTTTAATTATTCTAGTTTCTCTTTTCATATGTCCTCGGTACTTTCCTCTTTATCATCAATTGGATTTGTAAGTTCTTCTAAAGTCATATCTCCACTATTTACTAAAAGAACATCTCCACCTTCAACATCTCCTAAACTTAAATCAGTTAATAAAGATACTATTTTTCTATATTCATTTATAGTCAATCTATCTTTCAAAGGTTCAAGTTTTGTTATGACATCTCCAATATCTTCTTTAAGCTCATCTGCCCCACTTAAATCATAGTCAATGAACTCTCCATTTTTTAAATACTCTGAAAATAAATAATTTAACCAACTTTTTAATTTATTGAAAAATGGAATAACTGCTTCACGATAGAGTTCTTTTTTAGCTTGTTTTCTATTCTGATATGTACTTTCTCCACCTCCAACAAGCTCGGCAGGAACTCCACTTGCTAATGCTGCTCTTTCATGTGCTTTTTGCTCAGCAGTAGACCAATCGCTGTCGATCGGTGCTCTTGAAGTATCTTGATACCTCAGTCCAGATCCAAGTACAATAGGTTTTCCAGCATTATCAGAACCTCCATAATGTGCTGCATATCTTGCTTTTATTTCCTCTCTATCCTCTTTGTCTACGACTCCCTCAGTTTGTAAAATTCCTCCTGGTTTTCCAAGATTCTTAGCAAGACTCCAATTCCACTTCCAAGCCTGTTCACTATATGCTCCATACATAGCCATAGAATTATGCTTTGTATATCCACTTCCTATTCCACTTGAATTTATTCCATCTATTATATTCAAGTAATTTGGACTTCTTATCCACATGTAGTTTTTTAATTCATCTCCTACAATTGATCTAAATGGATTATTTATTCTTATTTCCCTTATTCTTCTTCCTTCGAAATAGACAGTAAAATTTGAAGGGGAATGAACATATAGATCAGGCTTTAAAGAAGGGATTCCTTTTATAACTTCTAAAAGAACTCCGTTATCGCTACCTTCTAGCCACACAAGCAAATAGTCAAGAAAATCTTGAAAAGAAGTATTAGGATTTATCATATTGAACAAATCATTTAACACATGTTCTTTAACTAAATCTTTTCCTTTTCCATCTTTTGTCTTCTTGTAAACTGCCATAGTTATATTTTGACAAGCCTGAATTTTTTTGGACATTGGAAGCATAAAAGCTGCTTTATATTCTATATTTGCTGTATAATCAGATGGATTAAAATTTACATTATCATCTGTCATAACTGAACAGTCCTTAAAGAACCATTTCTTTATCCATTCTCTAACACTCATAAACATACTTTCCTTTTTTCATGTCATTTGAAAAAGCATACCTTGTTGCATCTATACTGTGATTATTCTTATCTTCCAAACGAGGTAAAGCATTTCCATCTCTATCAGTTGCATAATCTATCATTTCAAACTCACGAGAAATATTTGGTGTTCTTTTAGGATCAATTACTATTGCTTCTAAATCTGCAAGCCATTTTTCTCCATATTCAACACTTCCAGCTCCTTTTTTAGCTCCTGAAGCACTGATGTCATATTCTCTAAGTTCATCTATACTTTTAGGTTCAGCACTATCACACATAACTAACTCATCATAATTCTTTGATATGATAAAAGTTGCTAGTTCTCTATTTTTTATTCCTACTCCAAAAAATTCATCAATAGCATAGATTATTCTCTTTTTCTTATCATATCCCCAACGAACAAATGCCATTGGATCAACTCCATATCCCCAGTCAACTCCATTTCTAAATCTGTCAAGTCCTTTTATTTCTTCGTTGCTAATGGTTCTAATTTCCAAATTATCAAAAGGAACTATTCCATTTCCAATAGGTTCTCCTAAGTATGTATGCTTGTATTTCATAGGGTTATTTAACTTTACTGCTTCAGCTCTTTTTATGAAATCATCTGAAATAAATGGATTGTCTAGATAAGTTGAGTGATGTACAAATATTTCATCATCTTCTTTAAAAGTATATTCGTATTTCTTATTTACCCAATTATGTTTCATTTTTGGTGGGTTATATGAGAAAAAACCTTTATACCTTAAATTATCTTTTAACTTTCCTCTATATATTGAATCAAGTACCATTTCTACTTCATCTTCATTTTTAAATTCTGCTAATTCTTCAAACCAATATTCTGTAATTGGAAAACTTGAGTCAACTATTGATTTACTTTTTTGTG